ACAAAAGTTCCTATTAAAGGAGATGGTTCGGGAGCAGAATGTACAATTACTACAACTAACGACCAACAGGTTGATACTATAACTGTTACTAAACAGGGATCTGGATATACCTATGGTAGTGTAGCTTTAGAAAATGGTGGTGTTCCAACGGGAACAACAATACCTACCTTTGATGTTATCATTCCTCCACAAGGTGGTCATGGATCAGATATTTATAGAGAATTGGGATCAATGAATGTTCTCATTTATTCTAGAATTGAGAATGATAATGAAAACCCAGATTTTGTGACTGGTAACCAAATTGCAAGAGTTGGGTTGGTAGAAAATCCACAAAAATATGACTCTACTGCACTTTTGAGTGCAGATAAAGCAAGTGCGGTAAATGCATTAAGATTGGCAGGTTCTGGTTACAGTTCTGCTTCATTCCAAGCAGATAGTTATTTTGTACAAACTATTTCTGCTGGATCCACTGCTCAAGGAAGAGTTGTTAGTTATGATGCAACTACTGGTGTTTTGAAGTATTGGCAGGATAGAACCATGGCCGGGTTCAATACTGTTGGAACGGCACAAACAAATCCAACATATGGATATAACTTAAATAAATTCACTGCCTCTCCAGGAACAGGAGGCAATTTAGAAATTGTTCCTACTGCTGGATCAACTCTTCAAATTGATAGTGCATTCACGGGTATCTCTACCGTAATAAATAATATAACATATTATCTTGGTCAAAATTTTACGGATGGTATTTCCAACCCCGAAGTTAAACGACATAGTGGTAATATTGTTTTTGTGGATAATAGACCAGCTATCACTAGGTCAGTTAACCAAAAAGAAGATATTAAAATAGTATTGCAGTTCTAAAAAATCATGCCACAGCATACAAATTTAAATGTAGCCCCATATTTTGACGATTATGATCCGTCGGATGATTTTTATCGGGTTCTATTTAAACCAGGATATCCTGTTCAGGCTAGAGAATTAACAACTCTCCAATCGATGTTGCAGAACCAAATTGAAAGGTTTGGTCAGCACTTTTTTAAAGAAGGTGCTAAAGTAATTCCAGGAAATACAGGTTATAATAGAATTTTTTATGGTGTTCAGATAAACAATAATTATCAAGGTGTTCCTGTATCAGCATATGCTGACCAGTTAGTAGGAACAAAGATTACAGGTCAAAGATCTGGTGTAACTGCTGTTGTAGATACTATTTTATTGCCAGAAGATTCTGATCGTGAACAACTTACTCTTTATATCAATTATTTAAATTCAAGTACAACAAATAATTCTACTCAAATATTTTTTGATGGAGAAGAATTAACTTGCAATCAAACTATTTCTTCTGGATTATTAGGTAATACAACAATTGCTCCAGGAGCTCCTTTTGGTATTACTGTAGCAGACAGTGCAGCTGTAACAGGATCTTCTTTCCAAATTCAAGAAGGTGTTTATTTCGTTCATGGTCAATTTTGTGGAGTAAATCAAGAAACACTTATTCTGGATCAATATGGTAGTAAGCCAAATTTTAGGATTGGATTATTTGTAAATGAAGAAATAATCAATGCTGATATTGATGAAAGTTTGAATGATAATTCTCAGGGATATAATAACTATGCTGCACCTGGTGCTGATAGATTAAAAATTTCTCTTAGTTTGTTTAAAAAGTCAGTAGATGACTTTGATGATACTAGTTTTATTGAACTCGGTACAGTAAAGGATGGAGTTTTAAAAACTGCTAAGAGTGGTAGAAATGGTAAAGGAAGTAGTGGTGGATTAATAGGTGGATTTGGTGGAGGATCTGGTGGTTGGGATTTAACAGATACTCTTGCAAGAAGGACTTATGATGAAAGTGGTAATTATGACATCAAGCCTTTTGATGTTACTGTTTTAAATTCTCTTGATGATAATATAGGAAACAGAGGGGTATTTAAAGCAGGACAATTTACACCTAGTGGTGGAACACCATCTGATGACTTAGCTTTATATAAACTGTCTCCAGGAAAAGCATATGTAAAGGGATATGAAATTGAAACTCTAGATCCTACTTATATTGATTGTGCAAAGCCAAGAGATACTAAACTTATAGAGAATCAAGCAATAATTTACAATACAGGTCCAACTTATAGGTTGGATAGTGTTTATAGAACTCCCACCGTAGGTATTGGTAGTACATATGTTCTAAGTTTAAGGGACGAAAGAAAGGGAGGTAGTGCTGAGAATGCTCCAGGTGGAGAAATAGGATATGCTAGAGTTTATGACTTTAGGTTAGAATCGCAAAGTTATAATCCAAATAATTCAAATTTGGATGAATGGGAAATATCTTTATATGATGTTCAAACCTTTACGGAAATACAGTTAAATAACCCCATTACCCAAACTGTTCCTGCATTTATTAAAGGAAAGAGAAGTGGTGCAACTGCATTTTTGCAAGGTGCTGTTACTTCAGGAGTAGGAATAACTGTTTATGAAAAGAGTGGTAATTTCATTAAAAATGAACAACTTATTATTAATGGTGTTAATAATGGAAGAATTGCTGTAGGTATAACAGAATATTCAGTATCTGATGTAAAATCTGTTTATGGAACAGATGATAATCTGGTTGGTATTAACACCTTTAGTGCCAATGTGGTTCCTTCAGTACTATTTCCAGTGGGAGTAGCAACGGTTGGTGTTGTTACATTTAGTGGTGAATCAAATGTACAAAGTACTAATCTTAACTTCCCAGGAATTACGACTATTGGTAACCTTGTCGAATATACTGATTTAAGTGTATCTCAGGATCCGGTAAGAGCTAGAGTAGTTAGTGTTGGATCTTCTCATGTTACGGTTGTTGGAGTTACAACTGTTACTGATATTTGTGATGGAACACTACCTCTTACTAGTGTTAAGAGTGTAAGTGATTTAAAGGTATTGACTAGTATGTTAGATCGTTCATCTGACAATACTCTTTATACTCCTCTTCCAAAGAAAAATGTTTCTAATGTTGATTTAACATCTGCTTCTATTGTTATAAGAAAGACTTTTGATGTTAGTATTAGTAATGGCCAATTAAATACCCCATTACCATCTATAGGGTCAGATGAAACATTCCAACCATTTACACCGAAGAGATATTCTTTGATAGGTGCGGATGGAACAACATATGATTTAACATCAGATCAGTTTGATTTTGGTTCTTCTGGTACTTGTCAAATTCGTGGATTAACTACTCCATCACAATCCAATAATGGTGCAGTTCTTGTTGCTACTCTTAAGAAATTAAAGCCAAAAGCAAAAGAGAAAATAAACAATAGAGTTAAATCTATTGTTGTTAATTATTCTAAGACTAGTGGATCTGGTGCTGGTGCTACAACATTAAATGATGGATTAACCTATGGTAATTATCCATATGGAACAAGAGTTCAAGATGATACTATATCTTTGAATACTCCTGATATTGTTGCAATTCATGGTATTTTTGAATCTGCTGATAGCTCTGATCCATCTTGTCCCAAAGCAACTCTTACTTCTATAGTTACTCAATCAACAACAACTAATGAATTAATAATTGGTGAGCAATTGGTTGGACAAGAAAGTGAAGCAGTTGCACTTGTAGCTGAAAAGGTAACGGGCCAACAAATTGGCATTCTTTATCAAAATGAAATTCTCTTTAAAGAAGGAGAAACTATAATTTTCCAAGAATCTGGAGCACAAGCAGTCGTTTCAACTCTTGATTCACCAAGCTTTAATATAGGTCCAAATTACACATTTGCATCTGGAGGGGAATCGACATTTTATGATTATGGAATAATTAAGAAAAAGACAAAGGCTGATGTTCCATCGAAGAAAATAAAAGTTTACTATCAAAGTGGATCTTATGATTCTGGTGATACTGGTGATATAACAACAATTAATTCATACGAACAATTTAAATATGGTTTTAATATTCCACGAGTTGATACTCATAGTTGTGCTGATATCATTGATATAAGACCTAGAGTTGTTCCAATTTCCTCTGTGGCAGAAGGGGATAGATCTCCTTTAGAATTCCTTGGAAGAAGTTTTACTGGATCTGGAGATAATGCTCCAAATATTTTAGCATCTGATGAATCTATTGTTATAGATTTTTCATTCTATCTTCCAAGGATTGATAGAATTTTCTTGAACAAAGAAGGAAGGTTCCAAGTAAAATATGGAGATCCTGCCGAAGATCCCAAAAAACCAGTTCCTGTTGATGATGCAATAGAAATAGCAACGATAGGTATGCCAGCATATCTTTATACAACTAAAGATGCTGCGTTGCAATTCATGAATCATCGTCGATATACGATGACAGATATCAAGAAACTTGATACTAGAATTAAGAATCTTGAATATTATACTACACTTTCTTTATTAGAAACAAATACAGCAAACTTCTTTGTTCCTGATGGTGATGGAATGAATAGATTTAAGTCTGGATTCTTTGTTGACAATTTTACTGGATTCCAACCACAGGAAAATAAGCTTAAAATTAATAATAGTATAGACAGAAAACGTAAAGAATTGCGTCCTAGACATTATACCAATTCGGTGGATTGTATATTTGGACCAGTTGTAGGTAATGATCCTACAGATGATCTCCAATTCTCTACTATTGAAGGAGTTAATGTTAGAAAGCAGGAAGATGTTATAACATTAGATTATGGTGAAGTGGAATGGATTAAGCAGAATTTTGCTACTAGATCTGAAAGTGTAACACCTTTCTTAATTAGTTTCTGGCAGGGAACTATGGAATTAAATCCTGCATCTGATACTTGGGTAGATACTGCAAGACTTGATGCTAAGATTATTCAGACTGAAGGTAACTATGCTGCCACAATGGATAATTTGGCCAGAAATGAAGGAGTTGATCCTCAAACTGGTATGGGTCCTGTTGTTTGGGATGTGTGGGAAACTTCGTGGTCAGGAACTACTGCTGTAGAATTTGATGGAGCACAAACCACAACTAGTGCCAGTAATACATGGGGACAAGGTGGTTGGATTAATGGTGAACCAGATAATAACCCTGCTCAGTGGTTGACAGAGACAACTACTACTACACAACAAGAAGTATTAAGACAAACTACTAGAACTGATCATCAACAAAGAGATGGTCTTAGAACTATTGTTCATGAGACATATGATGAGCATTCTGTAGGAGATAGGGTGGTTAGTAGAGATCTTGTTCCATTTATGAGATCTAGAAATGTTGAATTTATTGCCAAAAAAGTTAAGCCTTTAACACAACTGTATGGTTTCTTTGATGGTCAGGATGTTACCAAATATTGTGTTCCTAAGTTACTTGATATAAGTATGACTTCTGGAACGTTCCAAGTTGGAGAAACCATAAAAGGTATTTCTTTGGGAACTGGATTGAGTCAAATAACCAATGATAGCATACCCGAAATTCAATTTAGGGCTGCACAATTAAATCATAAAGAAGGTCCTTATAATGTTCCTACAAAGACGTTTAGAGATAATCCTTATACCAATTCATCACTCGCAGCATCTTATTCTTCAACTTCTGATATTCTGAATGTAGACACATTCTCACTATCTACTGAAGCTCAAGGAGATTATTATGGATGGGTAGAGAGTGGAATGGTACTTGAAGGACAAAGTAGTGGAGCACTTGCAACTATTAATGATGTAAAACTTCTTTCAGATCTTTCGGCATTTATTGGTGGATCTTTTTATATTCCTAATCCAAATAATATCAATTTCCCAAGATTTGAAACAGGAACTAAAACATTTACATTAATAAATGATCCAGATAATAATGCAGATGAGTGTTCAACACTTACTGATGAAACATATACTGCTTCTGGAACTTTAGAAACTGTTCAAGAGAATATTATCTCTATTAGAAATGCAAGAGTTGAACAAAGACATGAATTCCAGGAACAAATAGTACATACTGATCTGGGAACAGAAGTCGTTGGTAGTAATGTCCTAGGACAATCATCAGATACTGCAAATACTGGATGGTATGACCCACTAGCACAATCGTTCTTGGTTGAAGATGAAGGTGGAGTATTTGTAACAAAATGTGATATATTCTTTAGATCTAAAGATGATATGGATATACCTTGCGTATTCCAGTTAAGATCTATGAAGAATGGATTCCCAACTCAACACATTCTTCCATTCTCTGAAATTGTATTGGATCCAGAAGATATTACAACTTCTGCTGATGGTTCTGTAGCAACTACTATTGAATTTAAAGCACCAATTTATTTGGAGGGTGGAAGTACAGAATATGCTATTGCTTTAGCATCAAACTCTACCAAGTATAGTGTTTATATTTCAAGAATTGGTGAGACTGATCTTCTTACAGATACATTTATTTCTAACCAGCCTTATTTGGGATCTCTCTTTAAGTCGCAAAATGCTTCTACATGGGAACCAAGTCAGTGGGAAGACCTTAAATTTACGATGTATAGAGCATCCTTTGAAAGTTCAGGTACTGTAGAATTTTATAATCCCGAATTAAGTAGAGGAAATAATCAAATCCCAATACTTAAATCCAATCCTTTAGCTATATCTTCTAGAAAGATAAGAGTCGGTCTTGGTACAACAGTTGCAGACAGTTATGAATTGGGCAATACCTTCTCACAAGATGGAACAAACGCAACAGGTAACCTTGTTGGTGCTGGTGGATCTGGAACAGGAACTCTTACTATTGCTAATGTAGGTATTGGTTATACTCCTCTTGATGGTAATCTTACCTTTAGTGGTGTTAATTTGGATACTGTCACTGGTGATGGAAGAGGTGCTGTTGGTAATGTGTACGTCTCAAATGGACAAGTTGGAGCTTGTACTATTACTTCTGGTGGTAGTGGATATCAAATAGGAGATGTTGTTGGAATTACTACTATTGGTCTTTCGACAGGTGGTAGTGGAACTGTTGGTAGAAATGGTCAATTTACTATTGCTGGTATTGGTCAAACCAATGAGATTATCTTAGATAATGTTCAAGGTAATTTTGCTACTGGTGCTGGTAAGACCATGAGGTATACCACTAGTGCTGGTGTTACCACAGAACTTAACTTTAGTCATGGTGGTAATGTTACTATAAGTTCAATTGATACTGAGTCTGATGGATTGCATATTAAGGTTAATCATCAGAATCATGGAATGTATTCCACTGAGAATTTAGTTAAGATAACCAATGTTGTTGGAAATGTTAAACCATCCAAATTAAGTCTTGCTTTAGATGTTGGCAATTCAAGTTCCTTTACAGTAGATGATGGTAGTGTTTATGAGAATTTTGAAAATGTTGGAGTTGGAACAACTAATGCTGGATTAGTTAAGATTGGAGATGAGGTTATTAAGTATAACAACGTTTCTGGCAATGTACTCACAATATCTTCACGAGGTAGTAATAAAATTAACTATGCAGTTGGTACTCCTGTTCAGAAGTATGAACTTAGTGGAGTTTCTTTAGCACGAGTTAATAGAACTCACGGATTGTCTACTTCAACTGCTACTGCAGTTTCTGGATCCATTGCTTTTGATTCTTATAATATTAAGATTGATCAAACATCTACTAGTGAAGCAGGTAATGCATTTGATACTACTGATAGAAGTACTGATGTAGGATTCCCTAAATTATACTTGGGTCAAACTCAATCTTCTGGTGGATATGGTGTAAGGGCAACTCAAAATATGCCTTTCGAGATTATTACTCCTATTGCTCATAATATGACAGTGACTGGAACTACACTCGGAGCAGAAATAAGAACTACTTCTGGTGTTAGTTTGAGTGGAGATGAAATCCCATATATTGATCAGGGATGGGAATCTATTACAGTAGGTGAGAGTAATTATCTCACAAGTCCAAGATCAATTTTTTCTAAGGTCAATGAAGATGAAAGATTAGATAATTTTAAAGGTAATAAGTCCTTCCAGATGAGATTAACACTTGGAACAACAGATCCTAGATTATCTCCTGTACTTGATGCTCAAAGAGTTAGCACTATATTAACTTCTAATAGGGTTAATGATGTAATTACAAATTATGCTACTGATGATAGGGTGAAGAGTATGAATAATGATCCTACTGGATGTCAGTACATTACTAAAGAAATTTCTATAGAAAATGCTGCTACTTCTCTGAAGATATTATTAGCTGGACATATTCATGCTGATGCTGATATTAGAGCATTTTATGCGATTGGTAATAGAACAGGATTTGAACCAATCTTTACTCCTTTCCCTGGATATGAGAATTTGAATAGCAGAGGAAAAATTGTTAATCCTGCTGATAATAATGGTCAATCTGATTCATTTGTTCCTAAAACCAATCAATATGGATTTGGATCTGCAGTGAGCTTTAGTGATTATACATTTACTGCTGATGATCTTCCATCATTTAGATACTATAGGATTAAAATTCTTCTAGTTTCAAGTGATCAGGTATATGTTCCTAGGGTGAAGGATCTAAGAGTTATGGCATTAGCTTAATATGAAATACAATATTGAAGGACATCAGGATCTTGCAAGAGATCCTCGAACAAATGCTATAGTAAATGTGAATTCTTTAGATTATACCCATTATACTGTAGGTCGTAATGCAAAATTATCACGAAACGAAAGAGTGGACTCTATGGAACAAGATCTTGCTAGTTTAAAGGGTGAAATTGGTGAAATC